AAATCAACGCCCCCAAAGGGCACGAAAAAGCGATGCTGACCGGTTTCATTGCCGGAAAGTCCGCTTCCCGTTCAGTTGCTTTAGATGCCGCTCCTGTTGCCGGTAAGGACGTGGCTCTCGAAAAATATCTTGCCGGAAAATAACAAAGGAGAAAATATGTCCCTTCAAACTACAGTAAATGTAACTCAGGGTTTTGGAGTCGTTGGTTCTTTCTACGATGACAGCCCGCGCCGCGTACAGCCCATGACGATTACCGCCGGAACTCCGGTTGCCGCCGTCAAAGCGACCGGCACCATCACCAATTCGACCGACGTGCCTACCGAAGGCGATACCGTGTCGATTGCCGGACGTGTTTACACGTTCATGGATACCCTCGCCGCCGCTTACGATGTGCAGATTGGTTCGACGATTGCCGAAACCATGACTTCGCTGCAAAAGGCGATTAACGGAACCGGCGTTGACGGAACCGACTACTTCGCCGGAACTCTTCCGAATCTGAGCGTGACATCCGGCGCACCCGCATCCGGAGTTATCACCCTGACCGCTATTTATGGCGGCGTGTCGGGCAACAGCATACTTCTCGCCAAAGACGGAACCAATCTGGCCGTAAGCGACACCGCTTTGGCTGGCGGCGTTGATGCCTACGCGAACAGCGCGACGGTCGGACGGGCTTTCTCTTACGACAGCACGACCAAGAGCCTCGCAGTTCAGGGCGGAACAGGCGTGTTCGCTGGCATACTCGTCAATCCGAAGCACTACACCTTCGCGGGTCTGGATGCTTCTCTGGTTGTCGAAAACGGCAAAACCGGCGAACTTTGCACGATGGGACGCATTGTAATCAAACCCGCCAACAGCGCGGTAGTCGATTACAGCGCATACCGCGACGACAGCACAGGCGCAATCAGCGCGTACAGCGGCGTTGGCGCACAGAGCGGAAAAACGCTTATCCCGAACTCTCAGTTTATTTTGGTTGACTCCACCAGCCCGAACGGTTTGGCGGTTCTCCAGCTTGGCTAATCACTGAAAGGAAAAAACTATGCCTAAACTCACACCAGTAAAACTCAGCCTGAGACACGATCAGGTTAAACCGTTCGCAATGGATGCCGCCGCTACGTTTGACACCCTGTCAGCGTTGGGCGTGTCTGTTTCGGACAACGCGATTCGCCAAGCTTCCGCCGTTTATGCGATGGACGCTACGCCGGATTTGGTTACAGGCGCATCCGTTACGAACCCGATTCAGTTCTTCCAGCACTTTCTGGCCGAACCGGTTCGCGTTATCACGCAAGCCCGCACCGCTGATAAAATCATCGGGCGCGACTTCGCCGGCAAATGGTCGGACGAAGAAGTTGTCCTGACGGCTATCGAAAACGTCGGACAGTCCCGCGAATACGGTGACAAGACGAATGACGGTATGCTCGAATGGAATCAGAACTTCGAACGCCGCACCATTAAACGGTTCGGTCTTGGAATCGAAGTCGGCATTCTTGAAGAAGAACGCGCCAGCGCAATGCGGATCAACAGCGGTTCGGAAAAACGCATGGCCGTAACCAATGCCTTCGCAATTACCATCAACGGCATCGCGTTCAATGGCTACAACAGCGGCGACAACCGGACGTATGGCATTCTGAACGACCCGAATCTGCCGACATATGGCACGATCACCGGCGTTTGGAGCGGCAAGACGTTCGCGCAGATCACCGCCGACATCCGCATGATAATGAATGCCCTTCGTGTTCGTTCAGGATCGAACTTCGAACCTTCGACCGACGCGGCTGTAATGGCGTTGCCTCCGCAGGCGATGGAAGCCCTTGGAACTACGACCGATCTCGGAATTTCGGTCAAAGAGTGGATTTCCAAGACGTTCCCCGGCCTGCGCATCGAAGTTGCCCCGCAGTTCTACGCGGCCAACGGCGGAGAAAACGTGGTCTACGTCATCGCCGAAAGCCTGATGGGACGCAAGGTAGTCAATCAGTATGTGCAAGACGTATTCCGTATGCTGGGCGTGGAACGCAAAGCAAAAGGTTATGTCGAAGCGTATGCGTGTTCGACTGCCGGAACTCTGTTCGCCCAGCCTCTCGGCGTGGTGCGTTACAGCGGTTGCTAATCACAGTTTAAAGGCGGGGCAGGTGGAGCGTTCCATCCCCCGCCGATGATGAAAATAAAAGGAGAAGCGGAAATGCCTAATGTTACATCAACACTCAGCACCTCAATGTCCTACGACTTCCATGAGCGGTTGCCGGGCGGGGAGCTGATCGTTAAAGAGTCCATCATTATTGCGGGCGGCGCACATGTTGCCAGCAAAAACCTCATCACCACGGACGGCGTGGTAACGCAGATCACGGATAAACAGGCTGAAATGCTGAAAGAGCATCCTGTTTTCAAGCGTCACCAAGAGCGCGGGTTCGTGAAAATTCATCGCGGACACAATGCCGACACAAAAGGGCTGGAAGATAAAGACGCTTCCGCCCCGTTGGATAAAGACGAATGCCGTAAGCGCGGTTTTGCCGCGCCGCTTGCATAGGAATAAACATGAGCACGGAACTGACAACCAGCGAACAGGTTTTAACAGTCGCGCAGTTCCGTGCTGACTTTCCGGAGTTTTCCGACGAAACGAAGCACACCGAGCCAGCACTGACGAATATCATACACCGGGCTTTCGGATTCGTTTCTCGGCAAAACTCCACTTATTTAAGAGACGGAAAACGGCTGCTGGCACTCGAATACATGGCGGCGCATCTGAAAACGCTTTCAGATAAAGCGGTTTCAGGAAGCGCGGGCGGAATAGTCGGATCTTCATCGGTTGGCGACGTTTCAGTTTCTCTGATACCTCCGCCAATCAAAAAGCAGTTCGACTACTGGTGCAATCAGACGATCTACGGGCAGAGCTATCTGGCATTGCTTCAAACATGCGCCCCCGCCGGAATGTATATCGGCGGCTCATTTGAAAGGGTGTTTCGGTAAAATGAAAGTCCTGAGAACAAAGAATACGGAACTTTGGAAGAACATCGGGCGTATGCGCGACGGTTCTGTTTCCGTTGGCTTTTTTAAGGACACGGAGCCTTACCAAGACGGACAGCCGGTTGCACAGGTTGCTTATTTTAATGAGTTTGGGCGCACCATGAAAAACGGTGAAAGACAGCCGCCGCGCTCATTCATGCGCTCAACGCTTCACGCCAAAGAAAACGAATGGAAGGCGAAGTGCGCGGAACTGATTAAGATCGGAATGCCCGCCGAAAAGATCATGGAGCAGATGGGGAACATCATCAAAGGCGACATTCAAGCGACTATTCAGCGTATCGCGGCGGCTGGTGGGAACCGGCCTTCTACGATTCGCAAAAAAGGCTTTGACTCGCCGCTAATTGACACCGCGCACATGATGAAAACCGTTGGCTATAAAGTGGGGGCAACAGTATGAACAACCTGCTTGCCGACGCCCTTTCAATCATTCCGCGCTCGACTTTCCAGCTCAAGAAATTCGTAAGCCAGTCCACCAATGAGCGCGGGATTGTTGTCCCGACATATGCCGCCCCCGTTTCTGTTTCCGGCATTGTGGAAGCCGTTAAAAACACGGCGTATCAGGCTCTAGGGCTTGAGTTCGGAAAGAACTATATCCGCGCATGGGGTGAGGTCTCTATGGCCGGAATTGACACGCAGGAAGTCGCTGACCGCATCATTTACAACGGCAAGACGTACACGATTATCAACACGACAGATTGGCTTCTTTACAACGGATGGACTTCGGTTATTGCGGTGGAGGACAAACACGCGTGAGAAACGAAAACACAATTTTAACCGACATGGTGGCGGTTATCAGAGACGGTCTGCAATACAGCGAGATTACCGGCTATGACGTTCGCCAAGGCAATCAGCCGAACAAGGCGACCATCAAACAGCCGACCGTCTGGATTGACCGCGTAAGCTCAAAGCGATACGGGATTCAGAGCAAGATTCCGGTTGTAGTCGGCGCAAACCTTGTTGAGCGTTCGCTTTACTATCAGGAAATGATGTTTCAAATCACCGCGCTAAAAACGCGCAACGCTGAAACAGACACGAACGCAACGATGACATCGGGCGACGCTCTGAACTATCTTGCGACCTATTTTAACGCCCGCGCCGGAATAGATAAGCTGGCTGAAAATGGCTATGCGTCAATCCGCGTTTCAGAGGTTCGGGAGCCATTTTTTACCAGCGACAGCGATCTTTACGAAAGAACGCCGAGCTTTGACCTGACATTAACGCACGTCCAAGTTGATGACAGAATAATTCAGAAGGTGGACGACTTCGCACTTGAAACTAGAAAGGTCTAAATTATGGCTATAAGTCAAAAAAAATATGTTGATATTACATCGGGAGTTGGCGGAGAAGCTACAGCGGCACGGCGCGAACTGATTGCGCGTCTTTTTACAAGCAATGCGGCTCTTACGAACGGACAGATTCTTGAAACCGACCTTGCCGGAACTCTGGCTTTGTTTGGTAGCACTTCTGCCGAATATACTTATGCCCTGAAATACTTTGGGTTCATCTCGAAGAACATTTCCAAGGCAAATAAGATCAGCTTTGCTCAGTGGCCGCAGGTTGCAACCGCGCCGACGATCACAAGCTCGATCACTCTTCCGGCCTATACAGAGTTCGCCGCGCTGACCGATACCGGATCGGTTAAAGTTGATTTGGGCGGCGAAACACACGATGTTGATCCCGACTTCACCGGCGACGCGAGCCTTGCAGATGTTGCCTCTTCGATGGAAGACGCAGTACAGGCAATCACGGCGGGCGGTACAATGTGGACTTCCGCGACATTTACCTATTCGGGCGGAAAATTCATTCTTACCGGCGGCGTTGATGGAGCCGATGACATCGGATATTTCACGGCTCCGGCAAGCGGAACCGACCTGAAGGCAATGTTCGGAATGGACGCTGGAAGCAACCCTGTTCTTAATCTTGGAGCCGATATCGAAACTCCGGTAGAAGCACTTACCCGCGTTGACGAAACGAATGACAACTTCGGTTCATTCTCGTTTGTGAACACCATGACCGCCGAAGAAATCGGACTGGTCGCGGCATGGGTTAAAGCCGGAAACTACAAATACCTGTACAGCGTGTCGGCATCTACAGCGAATGTTCAATCATTAGCGGCGGCACTTGACGGAGAAACAGGAACCATTCTGTCGGCAGACGCAAATGCGGCGCAGGCTGAATTTATGCCGATGGTTTTGCTGGCCACAACCGACTACGACCGCGTGAACTCTGTTAAGAGCTTCATGTACCAGAAGTTCGACGACGAAGACCCCAGCGTTACCACGGATGCACTCGCCGCAACGTATGACGCGGCGCATATCAACTACCTCGGAACCACGCAACAGGCGGGCAAGCTGATTCAGTTCTATCAGGACGGCTACATGATGGACGGCGGAGACGTTGGCCCATATTGTAACGAAATCTGGCTGAAAGACGCAATCAGCACTGAGTTTATGAACCTGCTTCTCGCTCTTGAAATGATTCCGGCGAATGATACCGGATCGGCAATCGCCGCAACCGCCATTCAGAGCATCATTGCCGAAGCACTCAAGAACGGAACCATTCAACCCGGCAAGACGCTCACGAACGTACAGAAAGCCTACATTACGCAGGTTAGCGGAAATGTTGACGCATGGCGCGATGTGCAGAGCGTTGGATACTGGCTGGACGTGGTTATCACTTCTGAAGTGGTAGGCAGTGTCACCAAATACATTGCAACGTACACGCTGATTTACAGCAAGGGCGATTCAGTCCGTAAGGTTGAAGGCTTCGACATTCTCATTTAATCCTGAAAGGAAATAACTATGGAAAACATTAGTGCTAATGGCCTAACCGTAATTGTAAACGCGCTCCCTTCTTTTCCCTATCTAGTCTTGTCTCAGTGGGCGGATGATACCGACCCGCTGGATATACCGGAGCTGGAAATCACAGGATCGGCAATGGGTATTAACGGCGACCTGATTACATGGTCAACCCCGAAGCCGATTGAAGTAAAACTGTCCGTCATTCCTGGATCGGATGACGACCGCAACCTCGGAATCCTGTTCAACCTGAACAGAGCGGGCAAGCTGAAGCCTTCGACGCACGACGTAGTAAACATGTCGTTTATCTACGCCAACTCAATCGGCGGGATATTCAGGCGCGTTACTTTGGCGGCGGGAACTTGTAAGGCGTATCAGCCTGCAACCGGCTCGGCCTCTACGGGCCGCAAGAAATCAAAAACCTACTCGTTCATTTTCGAGAACGTGGTGTAACCAAATCAAACAGCAACAAACAGAACTGTAAAAGCGGGAGCAACAGATTATGAATATTGAAGACATTACTCTTAACGGGGTTCCTCTGATTAACCCAAAAGAAATTGAAATACAGGGAACCACTTTCCTGTTGACGAAAATACCCATGATCCCTTGTCGGGAATTATTCTGGTATTACAGCGCAGGGATTGAAGTTACGGGCGATAAGGAAGAAATTGCCCAATTGTCAAAATTGGCGGAAGGAAACGGTGAAAACAACAATGGGTCTGATAAAAAACAAAAAACGTTTTTTAAAATAATTCCTTCCGCGATGGCGGATAGTCCGAACACAGTAATCAGGTTGCTGTCATATTGTTATGTAAAATCCGGAGAAAACTGGATTCGTTTGGCTACTCCGGCGCTCATCAATTCCCACTTCAATCATGTTACCCAATTAACCGGACTTGAAATGGAAATGAAGGAGCATAACTTCAGTTTTTTTCCAAACGGAAAGACCTCAGCTTCCTAGATAATGTCGATGAAGAGCGCGGGGCGCAGTCTTTCCGAAATGTTGATAATTTAGTTGGTCAAATTGTGTCGAGCGGTAAAGCCACGTTGCATGAGTTGAGAACGATTTACAGTTTAGAGGACGCTTTCACTCTTTGGGAGGCCGATATTGTGCCGAAATATAACGAGTGGAACGCGAACAAAAGGGCGGCGGAAAAACAATGAGCGTACTGGATACACTTGCACTTCGTTTTGAAACTCTGGGTGCAAAAGATGCGGCCAAAGAAACGAAGTCGCTTTCTGCCGAAATGGATGCGGCGGAACAGTCCGCTATGGAGTTTGCCAAGAAAACCGAAGAGCTGAAAAAGCAACTCGGCGAACTTCAAGCCCTGCAAAAAAATTCCAGCGAAGACGTAAAGAAGCAAATCGCCGTCCATATTACCGGCATCGAAAAAGAGCTGAAAGCAAACGTCCTTTCAGAGAAGGCGGCAAAACTTCACCTTGCCGGAGTAAAGCAGACCGAGGCGGCGGCAATGAAAGCCCGTCAGCAATTAACTTCAATGGCTTCCAGCGTTTCCGGTCTGGCCGGAAAAATGACGGGTGCGCTTGGTTCGCTCTACGCCTTCAAAAAAGCTTTTGAAATGTCCGTGCGGCTTGGAAACGAGGGCTTTAATCTCGAGCTCATGGCACGGCAGGCTGGAATGACAACGGACAGCCTGCAAGTGCTGGGTAATGCTTTAAGAAGCTACGGGGGGGATGCCGCCTCCGCTTCCGCTGTAGTGGGCGACCTCAACCAAAGCTTGCAGGATATGCGGCTTGGCAAAGGTGGCAAGCTACAGGAGGCGGCATCCCTCTACGGGCTGGATATATCCGGATCGGGCGAACAGGGGCTTGCAACGGCTGACGAGCTACTGATGAACATAGCCAAACGCATGGAAGGCCTGAATACCCAGCAACAGCTTAATTTCGGCAAGATGATGGGACTTGATCCTGCGACGCTTATGATGGTGCAGGGCGGCGTAAAGGGGCTTACTGCTGATTTGCAAAAAGCGGGTTCAATGACCGTTTTCAGCCCTGAAGACATCAAAGCGGCTGATGAGTGGAAAAAGCAGATGATCCAGATGCACAACGCCCTTGAACGAGTGGGCATGGTTGCAGAGAGAATCTTTCTTCCAATTATGAAGGCGATGGGTTCGGCGGTAACGTGGCTTTCAAACGTACTGTCAGAACATCAATCTATTGCAATCGGGGTGTTTTCGGGCGTTGCGGCGGCACTTATAAAATTTACATGGGTTGCTCTTATGAGCCTGCGCGGATTGGCGATTAAAGCCGTTCCAGCACTTGCGCCTCTTCTGGCCAGCATATGGAGCCTTGCGGCTGGCGTACTGGCGGCGACATGGCCTTTCATAGCGATAGCGGCGGCAGTTGCCGGAGTAGTGTGGGGAATTAAGAAAATCCATGATATGGCGAGCGGAAAAAAGTCGGGCGAAAAAGACATGATGAGCGCAGGAAACCGCGCCTTTGCTTTGACTGGCACCCCGCTTTCTTCGCAAACCAGCAATTCCATTGCGAACAATTCAAGCCGCTCGCAGAACATAAACGTCGGCATTCAGGGCATTGAAATAAAAACGGCGGCAACGGACGCGGACGGAATCAGCAAAGACCTTGGAAGAAGCATAAATAAGAGCTTTGCGAGCATCCTTCTGCAAAACTACAGCGGAGCATTGGCCTAATGTCTATTTTCAACTATCTACTGGACAAGTTTACTACGGTGCGGGGGCAAGCCTCAACTGAGCAGATCATCATTGACGAAGCCGACAATTCTTTATCATCCGGCAAATACAGCTATTTTCAGGATGAAAGCGTACAGGATAAGGTTGTCGAAGTCCTTCAAAACGTCACCATCATTGACGTTGATACAGTTGAGGACTCCAAGATCATGGACAGCCCCGTAGAAAGCGGAATTCTGATTTCAGATCACCGTATTTTTAACCCGATTGAAATAACGGTGAATTGCACGCTTCCGGCCAAAGACTGGGAGGACACCTACAAGGAAATCCGGTACTGGTTTGAAAAGAATGATACCGGATTTTTGACCATCGTAACCAAGGCCGGAGTTTACCGGAACATGCAGTTGATCGGGCTTCCTCACAAAGAAAATTCTGATACGGTTTCGCGCCTTTTCTT